CACCCGTCTCCCAGTCTTCGTCTAGCGTGTCCGCTGTAGCCCCACAGCAGAGCGTGTACAGGCCGTCTATGGGCTGTCCCTGCGTGTAGTACCACCCACCCTCTTCGCCCCCACCGTATCCCTGTGTTTCGTTGTACACCGTCACGTACACCATCTGCGTGTTAGTCATTGTCCATCTCCCTCTGTACTTGTTCTTCTGCCCAGTCAGTCAAGCATGTACCACACATCTCGTTGCCGTAGCACTGGCCGTCTTCGATGGTACATATCGTTCGGCGTCCGCACTTGTAGCACTTGTGTCCCCGCTCGATGTCGTGCCCTGTAGTCATGTCGCCCCCTATCAATAGGCTAGGAGTCACAGACTCCCGCACCTGTACTCTAGCAGATTGCAAGGTGTTTGTAAAATCTGTCACAAACGAACAAGGCTCGCTTACGGGTGTGGCGAAACCCCCACAGGCGTGGCCGGGTATGTCATTCCAAAACAATTCCCATTCCCTACTTCCCGATTCCTGTTTCCTGATTCCATTAGACCCTTCCCCAGACTTGATGAATATGGCCCTAGGGATATATCTATACTAGTACGTATGTTCTATAGAACGTATGTTCTAATCGAAGGGCAAGGGAAGGGGAGGGATGATAGGTTCCCTCCCCGCCCTTTTGCTAAAGGTCGATGCCTAGATTCTCAGCATCTGACCGGATGCGGTCGGCCTCTTCGAAGCTTTCGGACAGGCCGTCCAGGTTGGACACGTACTCTTCAAGCTGCTGTGCGAGGTCTTCGGCCTCTCTCTTGACCTCTTCAAGACCGGTTATCTTCTCTTCGGCTGCTTCGACAAGCTCCGTCATGCTGCTTTCGTCTGACGCTGCTACAGCCCTTACCGCCTGTAGCTTGGTCGCTATGCTCTCGTATTGGTTCATGTCACGCTCCTATCAGATTTGTGTGGAGGGCCTATCAACCCCTCGACAGAAGCATCTTCGTTCATTTCAAGGCGGTTGTCAAATCCCCTGGGTAGGAGTAACAGGGGCATTGTAGTCAGCCGGTTGGAGTATGCGGGCGGGTAGGGCAGCTACCATTCCAAGGAATTCCACAACCTCATCAGCAGTACAGTACCCTCTCACTTGGTCATTCCCAAAGTTATACCAGTTGGTCATTCCCATGTGGTCTTCCCGGTCGCCATACCAAGCCGCTATCTCTGCTGTATATGAGTCCCAGAAGTCATCTTTCCTAGGAGCATTCCAGTCTATGGGAATAGAAGTATCTGCTAGCGTGGCGGAAAGCCTGAGGTACCTATCGCAATAATTCGCCAGTCCAAATTGGACAGACACCGTCCATCCATTCCCCATGGTCATACGGAACCCTTGACCCAACGTGATTGCAAACATTTCTGCCACCTACCTTTCCAGACAATTCTATCAGGCCCCGCACACCATGTCAAATTTCGCCTGTAGGGATATATCTATATATGGATTATAAAGGGAAGGGAAGGCGCAGTGACGCCTTCCCAACCCATTCCGCTAGACTTCCTTGATGGTGATTTCGATAGTCTTGGGAGACTTACCGAGGAAGCTCTTGTCCACGTACACGCCGCCGGTGATGATAGCCGCACTCTGGTCGGCTGCGCGGAATTGGATTACCTTGCCATGCTCTTTGTGCATGTCCAGCTTGACAACCGCGCTCTTGGTTGTGGGACTGTTTGGCATCTCTGCTCCTATCTAAGTGAGAGTGTTGTTTCGGATGTGAGGCGGTCACTGCTCGCCGCACCACCGACATCGTACCATGGGCCAATCACGTTTGCAAGTCGCCTACAAACACTTGTCATCGCAGGAAGTTACCTCACAGTTATATGTGGTACCACCATCGACCACAGTCCATTCCTGCTTCCCGACCTTGGTAACTTTCCTTCCTGCTTCCCTGTCATTCCTTAGTTCCCATTGTGCTACGTTCCAAGCTTCCTTCTTGGTTTCAACTACGTAGTTTATGTTGGGCAGATATAGGCCAGCCATTCCATGGAGTACGTGATAGTGATGTTTCATTTCCCCACCTCCTGTGAACAGCCTAACACATTTCCCAATCGCTGTCAAATTCCCTTCTAGGGGATATATCTGGGGAAGGCTGCAAAGGGTAACGGGAAGTTTTTACGCTTCCCGCAAACCCGCCGACCTAGATGCTAGCTTCCCGAAACTTGTCGGGTTGGAATCGTGGGTTGTCCAGTTCCAACACCTTGACGAACGCCTCCACTATTCGCCAGTCTGCGTCGGCCTCCTTGAGCGTCTGTGCTATCAGCTTGTAGTGTTGTCGGGTCATCATTACCGCACCCCCTTGACTGCGTTTTCTGCGTCTACCACCGACCACAAGAAACTAGCCCACCTGTCCGGTGTGCACCCATTGCCCATAAGCTCCACCGTCCTGACCTCTCGCCAGATGTTACTATTGGACGCTATAGCATGCATGCTAGGGGATGGGGAGGTCGTCGGGTAAACCCTATCGTATCGGAGCATGTCCCACGGGAAGTCGCCTCTACCTTGAACCTCGTACTTGTATCGCTTCGTAAGCATTAGCGGAACCCCCTGTCGATTTGTTGTGACCATTGTTGCACCTTTGCCAATCGTTGTCAAATCCCCCGCAGCTTTACGAATTACGTTTATACAGGGAGGGTCTAAACCAACATACTTCGTAAACTTGTATCGTTCCAATGATTCCTTTCCGTATAAAGCTAGGAGTAACCTCTTCCGAATATCCTCTATATACCCTACAGGGATATATCTGTATAAAAATTTACGAGCGCTCTACAAGCATTCCGCTACCCTACTTTCGATGCGTTGTCAAGAACCTTGAGTAAGCACCTCCCCGGCAATTTTCGCGGAGTCTCGTAAAATATTCTTCGCCTCACGCCAAGCATGTATGGTTCCCATTCTATATCCTAGTACGTAAATCAGTACACAACCAAAGCTTGCTAGGACGAACAATGCGAGCATCGGCCAGTCAATCATTTTGTAAATCTCCCCGAAATCCTATTTCCCCGCTCCTGGAATATTTTTACAGGCATCCTGAATGGAGATGCATTTATGAGACTCATACGCTACTCAATTGCTAGCTGTCTACTAGCTGGATGGCTGATGCCCTTATCCTGACGCCACTGAGACCATGTCATGGCTTGTAGGATATGGTGGTTCAGGCCGGTCTCTTTACTAGCCTTTATGTACGCACTGGCTATCCTACCGTACACCTTGGAGCTATCTAGGGTTTTTAGCTCTCTATCGCTTACGCTGCGCCCCATATAGACCGCTACGGCATGTCTATCTATCACTGGTGTCGTCTCATCATTGTTAGGCTCTACAATAGCCTGGTAGAACGCCTTAGTTTTCGTTGCCCGCCCCCCCAAAACTTTCATGGGGTCTCTACCTAGCATAATGGCGACTGCTTTGTTGTGCTGGACTGTAAAGTGCTTACGAACCCCATCAGTTACCAGGAGTATCGCTTGGGAAACGTTCACGTCCCAATCTCGCATAGGGGAGAGTGCCGAAAGAATCCCCGCACCGACCCTCAACGCCTCATCCTCTGGATATCCTGCTAGGCTACCTATCGTCCTAGCTATCTTGTTAGCATCTATGTACCAGGTATGTCCTGCCTGTATGTTAGCCATGCTTATAGGCAAGCTGACTATGTTTCTCCAAGAACCCTTGAGCCTATTCTCTGCCTTTGCCATTTTGCCCCCCATCGCTGAGTTGATGTTGGCATCATACAGGCCGTCCGTAAACATTGTCAAATCGTCTCCGCCCTAGCAGCAACTAGCCTTTCATCAAGGTCTTTCTTTGCCTCTTGAGTTACTACCCAAGTAGCTCTGCTCCTGCGCATCCACTGGTTCCCTGCTTCCCTCATATACTCTGGAGCGTTGAAGTAGTCTCGTTCGCTCCCACACTTTTTACAGACTCCCTTGGAAACGCTTCCGTTTGGAGACTCTAGTACCCAGTGATGGATGCATGCTTTCTTAGCTTTGCTCATATCGTATCTCCACCTTGGGAGGATTGACGATGATGTAGTCCTGCTTCCCTATCCTCAGGCTAATCAAGTCATCGGTTCGGATTGTCCGGTACGCTTCCCTTGCTCTATCCCAGTATATGACGTTGCCTCTGGTGGCAGGGTCGTATGTCAACTCGCCCCCCCGGAGATGCTTCGTCACTTTACGGCGTCCGTTGAAATCTCTAATGGTTCCGTCTAGCTTAGCATAGGTACCACCAAAGAATTGCGTCTGGTTTTCCGGCAGGTGCAAAAGGTTGAACGCCTCTTCACTGGTTATCTGCCTCACTCCACTATCTACCATTGATTCTCTCCTGCTCTGATTGATGGTGGGATAGTTTAGAGTCATAACCACCATTGGACTTCAAGAGTAGCCTCACCGGACTACCTTACTTGGCTATACTGAGTGAGCGATTTTCAGAGCTTCGTTGAAAGCCCTTGCCTTAGCTTCCGCCCTGTCACCAAAGATGGGAGAACCCACCGCGTCAGTGTGGCCTCTCCGGTAGTCTTCGCATTCTACCACAGCTTGCCAGCCAGCCCAAGGGGTGAAAGCCAGCTTGGGGAATTCGTCGTTGAAAGCTTCGAACCTATCCCAGGCGGCGTCCCTTAGAACCTTCACTCCTGCCTGCCTCTTCTCATACTCATCTACCCAGTGACGCTTGTCGTTCAGTAGGGTAGACCAGACCTTGGCAGGAACATCCTCTGGCTTGATGTCTTGGGAGAGGGTGAGCTTCCGGGGCTTTGAAGCTTCCCTGTAAGCTGAGTGGATGATGCGCTTGATATCGTCACCATCGACTCGCCCCACATCTGCCAAGTGGTTCATGGTAGCGGTAACAGTTTCCTTTGCGTTCAACATCTGAGCAAAGAGAGCGGTGTACCACTGAGCATCCTCTTTGATGCTAGAGTGGTGAGTAAGGCTTGCACTGACCTTCGCTGAACTCAGTCCTACCGTCAGAGTGTTCTGGCATACCACCCTTACAGGAGTGAACGCTATGTTCAGTGCGCCTGCCCCGTCTCTATGGTCTGTAACCAGGTAGTAGAGGCGGTGGTCTTCTCCTGCTATGAGGGAGTCTCCTGCGTCCAGGGTAAAGAATATCTTCTCCCCATTGCCCAAGGCTCCGACGGTCTCCACCGGATACTTCTTACTGATGGGGTCTAGCATCTCAGCTAGCTCCCATGCTTGAAGAGGCGTCCACTGCTGCCCAACCGTTGACAACACCCTGTAAATGTCGTCGTCAGGCGTCGGGTCTCTAACTACTGCGAACTGATTGGTCTCAATCAACTCCCCGGTTACGGGGTTCTTCGCAAGCATCTCCCACTTGGCTACTGGGAATGCGATGTTCGCTACTTGCATGGCTTCAGTGGCTGTAAGGTCTTCGTCCATCACGGTGCCAAGTCCGTGCCACGCTGGTTCTCTATGTCCGTAGAATCGTTCTCCAAATATACTCGCTGGCATTCTAGTCTCCTTTGGCCTTTGGCCCTATCAGGTTTCGTCGCTCTGTTTTGCGACTTGCTGAAATCTTACGCCCTTTCAAAACGGTTGTCAAATCGTTGCTCTCTACCTACCATCTAGAGGTTGCTTACCTTCTGGTAGGTCAAAGCTTTTTATCCATCCAAGTAAAGCATTCCTTGCTTCCTGTGAGGAAAGGTTGAATGCATCTTCCAAGTATGGAGTAGCTCCCCACATGTTTGTTTCCCCACTGTTCCTAAGCATTACAAGATACTTGTATACTTCCAACATTGTTTGTTCCATTAGTCTCCTTTCCTCATACCCATGTCCCAGCATTTCATGCAAAGCCCATTACCTAATTCCACTTGAGTGGTTCCACACATACGCCAATGTTTACAGATTCCAAAGGAGTAAACAGGCAAGGTAACGTCTTCATACTGGTGTATACCATCGCTTCTCTTACTCGGCATCTATCCACACTCCTAACTTATTTAGGACAACTGACTTTGCGTAAGCTACAGGGATTTCAATTTCTTTGAAACGAAACTTGTCCGACTCGTAGGGATTGTACACTACCTGTTTTGGGTTTGCAAGTGCTAGTCCTACGAACGGATGCCCCTGTTGAACGTTTGGCAGGAAGCAATGCAATGTACCTCTGACAAAGGCATGGATATTTTTTTGGCGTGTCCGTAAAACTCTCTGCCTGCCTGCTGGCTGTACTACGAACTTAGCATCAACTAGATGAACAACATCGCTATGTTCGACTACCTTTCCCGTTTGCCTATCACGAATACTCCATGTATTCTTATGGAGATTTTTATAGACATCAACTAGCATCACCGGAGAGACTGCGAGGGTGGGCTTCCGTGTCGCGGGCGCTGAGCATGTACGAGGCGCTCAGGTCTACGCGATGCCATGTACTCACTGTCCATCCAAGCATGAACCTGGTCAACGCTACCCCAACAACTTCCGGGAGCTTCATTGTAAAGCCACCTCACAATATCCTGTAAACGTGGGAGGTTGGTTGCATCGGCTCTGTTTACGGCCCCCGTCAAATTGTTTTCAAGACATGCCGTAAGGAATCCCCCTGGCCTAATCCCATCTTCGACATACCGTTTCATGCCGTTCCGTAAACCTTCTGGAAGTCCTGAGTAATCGTACACTATTCTCCCTCCGCATTATCCAAGATTGCTTTCAACTTGTCCGCATCCAGCAGATGACGGTAGCTCTCCAATTCAATGTTGTCTGTAAACTCTACTTGGTCTGACTCTGAGTCATCTTCCGGTAGCTCGTTGAATGCTTTGATTGGCATGTCCAACCATGCGCTATCCCCATGCCGATTCAAGATTAGCTCACACCTCATCTCTATGTCGTTATGCATGAACGCCATGACTACGGGATACACGTCAGCTTTGGCTATGGGTAGTTTCTCAAAGACTAGGCTTCGGTTCAACCCATTGCGTATTGCTGAATCGTTCAGCATCTTGAGCGTATCATAGGTCAGAAACTTGGTGGACATTCGAAACCTCCCTATCAGATTTGGACTGAAAGCAGATTAGCATTATTCAAAACGCTTGTCAAATCAGACCTTGATGGCGTGTCCCTTCGTAGTTTTCGCTTGGATTTGTTTCATGTCATGTTGGAATGCTTTGTTGATTTCCCCTATAGTCTTTCCAGAGCTACTGAACCATTTGTTGATTAGGTCAACAAGGAGTTCCACCTTCTCACACTCATTTGGTACGAATCTCTGAATGTCTTCTCTAGTTACTTTGTTCATTCCCCACCCCTATACTCGTAACTACAAACGGAACATGGCTTACCTTTCGATACGAAAGGGTCACCATGACGTACCTCATCACACTCTTTACACACCCATTCCTCGCAGCGAGGATACTTTTGTACGGGGCCAAGATGATGTCCGACCATGTTAGTAACTAGCCACGATGGTTGGGTTCTTACCTTCGGCTTCCAGTCGTTCTGCCAATGCAACAAAGTCTTCAAACGACCTTGCCGATGGGTCAGTGTCCCTTATGGTCTCGCCGTAAATATCTTTATGCCTTTGGACATGGAGTTTCAAAGCTTCCGGTAAACGCTCTCTTAGTACAGCACATGGAATGTGTGTCTCGTTCTCGTCACTTTCGAAAGCTTCCTTTACCAGAAACTGTGTAACATAAGGAGCGCCGTGATAAGCTTCTCGTAGGTATCCTGCGAAACCACCTTCGATACTGAACCCCAAGATTTGTCCTTGCTTCTCATCCTCAGACTGCTTGTCCCATTGCATGTAAATATCTATACCCATTTCTATCCCCTTTCTTCTAGAGAGTCTATAAGGTCACCGGCAATACGATGGACAGCGCCACCGAAACGTCCTATCTCTAAGCCCCAAGCTTCTAGAAAAGCTTCGCCCAATGGAGTGTCTGCTAGTGTTGAGTAACATACGAAAGGTGAGCCGTCCTCCTCCTCCCAGTCTCCAGACTGGAGTTTTACAAGCTCCTCCTCCAGTCCCCACCAGAACATGTGCAACGGATGTTCTTTCGGGTATTGAACTTTGCTCTCCCTGGCATACTCCAATGCGGCTTCTGTTACGGTGAACTTATTCATGCTGCCCTCCCTATCAAATTCGACTGGAGCCACGTTATCGCAATTCAAAGCACCTGTCAAATTTCTCTCGTTTACGGGCGTCTGTTCTGATACCATCTGAGAGTAGAGACGGAGAGTCTTTTCTCGTACTCTCGTTCCGTGATGCATTCCTTTTCCCAGGAGTATGTAAAGTGTTTCCTGTCCCACCCATCAGGGTCGAGTATCTCGATTCCCTTAGGGACAGTAAGAAGTTTATGCCAAACAGACGATGGACGACGTGTCTCTATCTTTTGCGAGATTACTAACTCAGGAGTTCCATCGTATAGAGCAGAGGCAGCACCGAAATCAAAGTCACGTATGTTCGGATGCGTCCACCACCTAATCACTTTCCTTCCATCAGCTACGTACAGACTCAGGAGGTATCTAATTTTCTGACTCATAGATTTCAAGGCATTCATAATTACTCCTCTGTAATATTTGAGACGAGGGGTAGGACTTGCACCTACCAACTCTAGCTTATCCTACGTTAGACTATTGCTCCTGCCGATATAGGATTGAGCAAACCACCTACTTGCGAGCGCATATCTACAGTGGCGAACTAGAATTCCGCTTGGCCTCATCACGAACAACCCTACACGAATTCAAAAGGATTGTCAAATCGGGTTGCCCTCCTCTAAGAGAGCTAGTTCTTCATCGGAGCATGAGCAGTAAGCACCACCCTCAACATACCTTCCTTGCCATTCCTGGGTCTGTTTGTTCCAGTGGAGCATGATTCCTTCACAGACAGGACAGAATCGAAGCTCATCGTTGAACCAAACTCGTACCCTTCCCATTAGTTCAACTCCCAGTAGTCTGATGCATCGCAGTCCCAGCACGTTGTTCCAGCTTCGTTCAAGTTGGTTCCTTCACACTCAGGACATTGGGGTATCTCATACTCTTCCCCAAATTCCTCAGACAACCATCTCTCATTCCTGGTTGCGTTCAACGCTTCCTCTAAGGAAACGTTTTCGAATCGTGGCATCGTTCACCCCCTTTCCTATTTCAATCATCTTTGTATAACTGATATTAAGGCTACCATGAATAACAGAACTACGACGATAGTATAGGACAGCAGGAACTTAGACATAACTTTCCTCCTTGTTTATTATATCTAAACAATCAGGACAAGTCGCAACGTCTGAACTGCCCCACTTCCCACCCAGCTTTCCACATAGCATCAGCGCGTAACCGTCCACACGCCCGAAATCAACTATCTGAGTCCCACTCGGAATATGGATTATCAACTTCGCTTCTTTCATTTGAAGGGACAACCATGTATGCATACTTCTACAGGCTGAGTCTGTACAGCCTACTCCTTTCCGTTACCAAATATCCCTAACTGTTTACCTAGCACTGACCATTCCACCACTGTGAACCGACCTTCATTTTCAACAGACTCTATAAATGATTTGATAATAAGTTCCCTATCGTCCATAAAGGGAAAGATGGTACTAGCTTGTTTCAGCTTAGAGTTTATAGCAAGCCCCAATTTCATTCCGTTCACTAACCCCATAAGATTCTCCTTCCCTTTACTTTTGTTCCTCCCTAGTTTAGCAAGAAAGGACTTCGAAACAATTGTAAATCTTCTTTCGCTAGTGGTCTAGTAAATTTTAGACCAGTCTTCATCATCTGCTCAAACTCTATATAACTCCACACCAAACTCACCATAGTAGCTGATACTATATTAGGATATGTGAGACGAAAGTATGCGAAGGCGTACTCTGGATGTAAGGGATAATGTTCCCTTACCTGGTCAGCCAGTTCTCTCATCTCCGAGTCCATTGGATTGGGTGGTTGTTCCATCATCGCTTATATCTTTCGTTAAGTACTTAGTAATAAATTCCTCTGCTTGCAGTCTTACTAGGCGTCTAACCTCATTGCCCCACTTACGTTGGTCTTTGACTCCCGCATTAGTCTTCAACCCTATATGTAATCTTACTTCATCCGGCCTAGGATTTCGTTTCATTTGTGAATCGTCTACCCACACATCTCCGACAGGTTCTTGCGGCAGAACAGCGATACCGACTATCTCTAGTTCTACCAAACGTTTTACAAGTTCTTTACAATTCTTCTCAGTGATTTTAGAAATTCCTGTGAAAGTACTCAAGTGTATGAGAGCTTCTGTTACAGGATTCAAACTAAAGTTCTCTCCCTCTTGCTTGTTGGGGTTTGTATTCTCTATCCAACAAAGGTCTTGGTAATTTACTATCTCAGTCAAGTCCCATACTAACGACATATTTTCCTCCTCATTAACCTAGAAGGGGGGTGGACAAGGTTTCTTGTGGCAGGTTGATAATGCTCGTCAGCTTCCCTTACCCACATTTCTTCCTCATCTCCTATCCTACATGAATGCTTCAACAGAGTGACGGTTCAGCAAAGGTTCACTAGATACAACGGCAGGAACGGTCGAGCGAGCGGTCATCAGAGTTCCGTGGCCTAGAATTGCCCTGGACATTAACAGTCTGCGTTCTAGGTACATGGTCTTCAGACTTCGTGATACAACGTATGCACGGGTCATTGGATACAACAATGTGATACAACGTATCGTGAGGGTCACACTGTAGGAAGGATTAGTCCACCCCCCCAAGGAGGCGGCTTTCAGGTCTTAGCCACTGGGTACGTATTCTACCACCTCAGCATAAGTGAGGTACCGTATCCACAACCGACTATTCAGTTTTTAATGCTTCACATGATACACCTCCAAGGGCGTATCGACGCCACACCGAAATCGTATCATACCCCAAAACCATTGTCAAATCTAATGGCCTCCTCCCGCATTGCTAGGGAGGTACTGGTCATTTCTCCATAAAGAGTTTCGACCTGTTAGTTCCCGTATCTTAGCAAACGCTTCCCATTGGTCATTAGCAATATAGTAATCCATTCTCCCACTCCAGTAAGGAGAGAAGTCTTTCCGAACTGCCAGTAAATACTTAGAAGGTTCCATCACGTCTCGTCCAAACTGCTGAAAGAAAACGGTCGTTCCTTTATCCTTAGCTTCGTAAACTCCATCAAAGGGACAACCATGTACACATTGAGTTATACTGAAAACTATATCTTTCGCAGATGGATAATCTTCCCATAAGGATAACTGTGTTCCGTAAGGCATCCCTTGCTCGTTCACGATAGACTCACTGCTGAATAAGATTTGCTTATCTTATCGTTCCACCACTTAGGCATACTGGCAGGAAGCAGCTTCCTGTTTCCCGTATGGAAGTCTACAACATATACTTTCTTCTTAGACCCTAAAGCTGTCATGTCATTGAATAGCTCGTAGGCTTGTTGAAGTTCCTCTCTGAACTCAGGCCGACAGAACTTCAAGTGTAGAAGGGTTGGCCTCTTCATCAACACGTAGTCAGCATCCATAAGTATCTGTACATCCAGTTGTCTGTTATGTTGGTTGATGAATATGAGTAGGTGACCCTTGTGTCTGCACACCGCTATCAGTTTCAACCATAGGAGATTAGCTGTCTTCATGGCTGACCTAGCGTTGGCTACAATGGCGGCTTCGTCTACCACGATGATATGCGGTTTCATGTCAGCAATCTGTTCGACTGTCTCAACATGAGTGATTCTTTTGGGCATCGTCTTCTGCGCTTCATCGGGGATACCCAAAGCAGCAATCTTCTTATGGTACTGAGCCCGTAAGTTCTCTGCCAACCACCATGCCAATGCTGATTTACCCTCCCCACGATGCCCTGTGATTATCAAAACCCCGGTAGACGGCATGTTTCGCCAAGAAATCGGTTTGGTTTTCATCGCTGCATTCTCCTATCGTTCGCTTCGACTACGGCCATGCTACGCTTTTCTCAAAACATTGTCAAATACCCCAAAAAAACAGGGGGGTCTGCGTGGTTTATCCATACTACGGGTCATCTTTGACCCTCAGACGTGGCTCTATGAGCTTCCTGGGGAGTCATTATATGGGAATCAACGTTCTTTTTATTGACATTCACTACCGCTAAGTCCATATCAGGCATGGAAGGAAGAAGTTCCCATTGCCCTTTTGCGACTTGCTTCTTCCATTGTAGGTCACAGTCTTTAGGATAGTTCTTCGTCCATCTTACTGTAGACTCTTTTAGGAGTTTCTTATAAGTCTTTGTCAATGGGAGGACATAACGAAACTGTTTCCCTTTGATTCTTTGGATTCCCTTGAAAGCTAGGAAATCTGGGGTCAGCCAAAATAAAGTCTTGCCTCGTCCCAACCATCTCTCGTTCTCTCGCAACAATAGTTTGGTTGACCTTGGGTGTATCTTTTCCCCGTCAGCCCCAATGTAAATGTCCGTCCAAATAAATCCACCATATAGAAAGTTAAAGGCTTGGTAAACATAGCCAGCTTTTCCGACTATGCCGTCTGCCCATGTGTAAAGTAATTTAGGGTCTGAGCAATTCTGCTTTATCCATTTGAAGACAGCAGATAACATTTGTGTTTCCGAGTTAGTTGGATAAACATCATCCATACACATCTTCCCTATTTCATAGTAATCTTGTGTTACTAACTTAGGAAAGAGTTTACGAATTGTTTGTAATGGTTGTGTCCCCCATCCTAAGGTTAGGACTCCTGCTAACACTGTTCCATCGTATATACCTAAATAATGTTTGGTTAGTTTAGGCATCACTTTCGAGTAGTGCCGAGCTTGGATAAACTCTACTGCTGAGACCTTATCTATCTCTCTAACAGCAAACGTGTATTTCATAATCTTCTCTTTGGTGCCTCTGGAAGGACTTGAACCTTCACGCCTTGCGGCACTTGGGCTTAAACCAAGCGTGTCTGCCGTTCCACCACAGAGGCTTGTTTGTTAATATCCTAGCCTAAGGCCATTCTCCTTAGGATGCCAACCCCCTTCTTCCCATCGAACCATACCTACCGGTGCCTTTACATACATGGGTGGCAGGTTGATGGGAAGCATCAAACTAGAAAGGGGATTAAAGGTTTGAACATGGCTGGCAAGCCCACCCACTTTGCGTTCTCTTGCGCCACTAGGATATCCATTACCTCTTCAAACGCCAAACAGCAATGTCTCTGCCATGAGTAGTGATACGACTGGAAGGAGTGTACCCCGTCTTCGTAAACCTACTATCCTTGAAGATGGCCCCCGCAACGCTGGGACTCTGACAAGCCCCGACGTATGAAAGGACATCATCACTGGTAACATAACCATGCTTCCCAGCATGTTTTACTGCAAACTGCCTAGCTTTAGCAAGCCACAGACCATTGCTAATCTGCACTGCATTCTTCTTACCGCTACTTCGCTTCGTATCCATTTGCTTCTTACCTCCTAAAGTTCTAGCTTTCTGCATGTCTTAGTTCCCCTTTCTGTGTCTGGCACCCTGCTTAAACAACAGGATTCGCATGGTAATTAACTCTGTTTCAACAGCAGCTAATCTAGTTCGAAGATTATCCAATGACGATTCTGCTGTTGTGGCTATCCTAGCATTCTTCAAAGCTTGCTGACTTCTTTCGATTTCCCGTCCACGCTGAATATACTCATAAGGATTTATGTTATCGTTTGCTCTCTTGCTATCTACATACACTCTAACCGATGTAGCATTTGCTTTGAGAGTAGAAGCTGGGTTTGTACCCCAAGGGCGTGGCCCTGTAAATTTTCTGGAAACCTTGTAAGAATCCTTGTTAAGATATTTATGCATATCCTTAAGGAACTTGTCACCTTCCTCGTTACTGGGAAGTCTGAATACCCACCGCTCTTGTTTATCCATTTCTGAAAACCTCCTTCGCTGAACTTTTCTCAAACCTATCACACGTCAGGATTCGTGTCAAATATCAGTTTTCTTACGAGCCTGTTTGATTGGAGGAGCATCGTCCTCTAAAGGAACTGTGGGAATATCCACTTGAGATAGAAGCCGATTAGCTACCCTATCCCTCTCAATTTCTGTACTGTATAACGAAGTATAAATCTTCCGCTTCAGATTAAATCCTACGGCCTCATCTCCAATTTTTATATAACTATGGGTAATCTCTCTAAGCATGTACAAATCTGTTTCTGACATAAGGACTTCCGCAGGTTCTCCGTGGTTTTCTGGGTCAGTCGTAAAGAGGATGGCCTTCCCTATCTTGTCCAGTAAGTCTACAGGAGCGGGTAGCCCTGCTGTATGAGCCATGGGTCTTACTGTACCCATCCGGTCATCACTAGGCTCTCGTTCAATAAGCATGGACAAGCTATCATCAATGAACAAGGCTTCGTTCCTCGTAAGGAATATAACCTTCTCCTCCTCTTCCGCCATCCCCATATCTTCTGGAAGGTCTGTAGGTTCTAACTCATTCATATTAGTACCCCCATCCTCATTCATAAAGCACGTCATCTTCCTCGTTCATCGCAATCGACTTTGCGCGTTGCGCTTCCCTTATTTTTGTTTGGATATCGTGTTTATTTTTATCGTGTTTCTTTTTGAACGGTTTAGAAAATTCTTTATTGAGATGCCTTTGAAGTAATTTCCCTTCTCTATTTTGCCAACTACTCATGAGTCTCGTTTCCTTCGTAATTTATCGTAAACATTATTCTAGTATTCTCACCCCCACACTTCAAACAGTCTGTAATGTGCACGGCTATCTCTAGAGGCATGGAAAAAAACTCATTTTTAATCCCCATCAATACGTCGCAGTGATAACATATCACTAGATGTATCTTCATTTGAATGCTCGGCATGTGTTTTTTGACCAGAGTTCCAATATAACCATCTAATACTTCGTCGGTTATCACTTGAAAAACGTTTCTTCGCTTGTTGTTTAGCGTCTCGTCTCTCCCAACGTGTCTTTATTTTGTTCTCATCTTCCATAAAATATACCTTTCAACCTAGATTAACTATCTTTATTATACTACCGAACAGGGATTAATGCCTCTTGTTCACTTCTAGAACCATGTATTTTCACACATTGCTCATGCCCGATTCGATTGGTAAGATGAGAACTCGTTATAGATTCGTCAGACTGGGCAGAGGAATACTTTATCAGTACTCCACTCCCTGCCTTGACGACTTTATCACAGTAGGTACATACATGTGATTCATCGTTGGAAGTACGGTAGCCCACGGCTAATACCCACACATCGTTGCCAACAGCCCGACAAATAACACTGTCACAAAAAACTTTCCTGCGTCTTCAATCTGCATTCACACCTCCTTGGTTGTTCTTAGATTTCTAATTTACACCCCCGGTTTTGTGATGTCAAGTCCGTATCTAAAGGAAATGGGGGGCAACAGTAGCCCCAATATCAAGATAGGTACTGTCCCCCCAATCCCTAGATATGGATCACCTCCTTATATTTCACCTTGTAAATATTAAAGGATTCTTTAAGTTCTTCGTACTCCTCATTTCCAACAAACTTGTTTACCACCTCCAAGTACGCCGTAGCGAAATTTGGCCCGTGATGGTCAGCGGGGCCTCGTTGGTAGTTTATTACATGCGCCATCTCATGACAAATAAAAGGAACGCTCTTGGCTAAAGGAAATGATAACACTAAATCAGAAGCAGTCGCGTAGGAAACTAATGGCCCATGCTTACGTCTAGCATAGGAAATTTTAGGGAAGTTGGTATTAGACCAAAGAGAAATCTTTTTCACAAGATGCTTAACTCTAAAGGAGGAAAGTATCTGTATTTCATTCCAGAAGCTGCAAGATTCCTCAGCTTGGTATAGCTTCTTTCTTTGAAAATCCCTTAACGTTGGGTTGGGGATATTTCCTAAGTAGGATTTCATTCCAAGACCCCCTACATTTATTGGTAATTCCCGTACTCTCTAGTATCTCCGTAACCCTCCTTGCCTAATTCTTTCAAGATATCATTGAAGCTAGAGTGGTCAGCCATAATGGAACGCATCTCGTTTTCTATAATGGCTTGTTGTTTTTCAATTTCATCTAAACGGTTATCAAAATCTTCTATTGATTTCGACAGTTCCGTGTCGTCAAACACTTCTATACTTTCTATAGATATAGTGTTGTTACTTACAGTGGAGTCTAGTTGAGCGACATACCAAATTATTCCAAATGCCTGAGCTACGATGACTCCGATTACAGCGATGGGTAATTTGATATTTGCGAGACCCATTCCTATTCCCCCTTTAGCATGCTTAATCTGGAATGACTAGTTTATCAATTGCCCCTATTGCGGCCTTAGAAAACTCTCGTATTTCCTTTACGATAATCTTCTTCTCCTCATTAGTTACTCGATTATCTTTCAGGGCAGTACTGATAGCCTTTAATACATCCATTCCTTCATCGACAACCACCTTACCATCATCCGCTAACCCCTTATTAAGATTATAAAACGTCATTCCTAAGCTAAAAATTTTCATTGGATTCATTCCAAACCTCCTTCATTTTCCTCATCTATACTTTGATTACACATACAATTGCCCCCGCACCCACAACCACCCGTCATAAGTTTCTGCACTTCTTCCCAATCCTGGCATACGCACTCAGGACAGCCGCATTCACATCCCTCCTCACAGACACAAACGTCACCTGTAAGAAAACATTCACAATCTATTGCATCTGTATATGCTTCTACCATCTTAGTTCCCCAAGGTTTTTATTCATTTTCTAACACTTTCATACCCAGGGCGATGATCCCACCGATAGTTCCTGTCGCAATTTCTGGGAACCCGTGCGTAGCACCCAGTGCAGCAAGGGCACCTAGGACTAAAATCGCTAAAAATATCTGAGGTCTCAGTTTTCCAATCATTCTTTTCTCCTAATCAGGGAATAAGTCCCTATAGACTATTCCTTCAATCCGCATATATGTTTCTAAATCCCTTTGTGAAATAAACTTGCGCTCATGTTTTCTTTTGGGCCGAAAGAAATAAGCAAGAATTTTTCTGAACATCGCACACTTCCCTCTCTTACGTGGTATCCATCCAACCCTCTAGCATCTTGAACCATCCCATAGGAGGACTTCCATTGCTCTTATCTAATTCTACTCGGTTATGGTTTCCAACTTCCATACGATTATGTTCTTCACACCACTGAGGTTTCTCTTCTTTAATCATCCAATTGAAAAATTCATTAGTTTTCTTTATTTCTTGTTTTGAATCTTGCGGATTCCCAACATCATAAGCAGTAACAGTTACGATATTAGAAGTTACTGGTAATGGTGGAGGGGTCGGTGAGTCCCCATCCAGCCTTGGGCCTAAGTGTTCCCCCGCCTCGTTCACTACCCACGGAGGTTTCATACGTATAGGAACACCATCAGCATCAGTTTCTATTTCTGAGACTGGGGTATATCTCATATCTTCCGGTGGTCGCTCGGAAGGCCACCCTTGTTCCCTTAGGAGTCTGTGATGCTCCGCGTCCCTTCCCGCAAAATTATTGAGAGCAACTAAAACATCCCCAGACGTTAGTGGGTCTTCTTTAATCATCCAATTTTGTAAGGTATCCATAAAACTTATCTCTCCATCATCCGTAAGGAGGAGTTCTAACGGCATGAACCCGGAACTATTGTGCGTATGTTCCTCGTCAATCAAGCAGCTTCCATCGGTACATGTCCTCGTTGCGGCATCCTCAGCTTTAAGAATACCAAAAGTCGCTCCCTGATTCACACCCTTCTCGCAAACCGTTACCTCAGCTAATTCCATCTCATCAACTTGCATGTACGGCATCAACCCTTTCTGCATGTTCTGAGTTTTAGTTGCTGACCCAGCTATCGAATATGACTTTAACTTACCTTCATTAATCTGGTCAAGTACTTTCTCTGCAATCTTAGTGTCCTTACGTAGTTCCGTGATAAAAAACAAACCCTTATCGTCTACCCCAGACTTAAAGATTTGCCCGCCCTTACTAATATATGCAGGTAACGCCCATCCAACTTGGACATCAGAATGCAAAACCATTGTATTACGGGTACGAAAGTTAGCCATATACTTGTCAAAAGCTTTTTTTAGTGCGTTTGTAGTAATCAAATGACCTTCCCTATCAATTAGTTCGATAGAAGCGGGGCCACCGATTACTGTCGGTTCGCCGTCAAGCTTCTGAATAGCTTTTGTATATGTTGGATTATCAGGAAAAGCCCTAGATAAGGTAAGAATTTCTGCCTGGGAAGCTATCCCAGCCTTATATAAACGTCCATATTCATCTAATGCGTCAGAAATATCCTCAACTGTAGTTCTTCCAGACTGTTTTTCAATAATAGTAAGACTAGTATCTTCAGTTATTGTTTGATACATATCTTCATTTACTATTGCCCAGTTACTAGGAGAAGGAATATTCCCAATCGAGGTAGTAATTGTTGTCATATTACACTCCCCACACTACCCCACTAACCGTCGGGGTTCCTGAAGCAGAAAGTAAAGAAACCTTGTCTTTAAAACCAAGGGGCCATGTGTTTTCAAATGTACCCCCAGCTAATACTGGAACACCAGTTGTTGATGTTGCCGTAGTGTCAAAGGCCATATAGACAATTTCTGCTGAAGTACCTGATTCATTCTTAATAGTGATACCCCTAACGTATACCATTCCAGCCCGTTTCCTAGACGTAGATGCATTAGCTGTTCCCGTCCATTCATAGTTGATTCCACTATCACCATCTACATAAGTAGATACGGCTGTAGTATCTTCTCGTACTTCAAACATAATCTTGTCTAGATAGAAATTAATGTTATGTTGCGTTTGCGTAGTTACATACAATCTGTAAGCTGCCGCAGCCGTGCTTGCGGGAATTGTGTAGCTTGCGGTAATACGAGTCCATGAAGTTGCTAAGTTAGAACTTCCAGAGGTTGCTAGAACTGTCGTTCCTGCCGCGTTTCTAATTTCTAGCTTAACCGCGCTTGCAGCAGATGCTCCCCTATGCTCTACCTGAACAGTTAAATGTTGTGCCTCGATAGCAAAAGGAATTGTGGGGGATGTCCAATAAACACCCTCTCCAGCAGCAGAGTTTGCTGGATTAACTAAAAGAGATGCGGCCCCCAAAGCTTGCTGAGCCGTACTTCTAGAAATGGCTGAACCAGTTAAGGTAAACATTGTAATGTCTGCAGCCTCAATTCTGGGATTAGTGACCCAGTTTACTGCTATTTCACCTTGCCCAACCGTTAAAAGCGTAGAGGCTGTAGTAGATAATGCCTGTCTAAAAGGAAAATATTTTGTGTACGGCAGAGCAGATTGTCTGGTTGAAAAATCTATCTCCCATTCCCGTACATCTGTATGTCGTTCATTAGCCATATGTAAACTCCTAGTCTCTAAGTACTTCTATCAGAGCGACCACTGAAGCCATGACTACAGCAGCATGAGCAAATAAAATACCTGTGATCAAAAGGAACGCCTTCGCCCCATACATTTTACCACGCCATTCTTTTAATTGGTCAAGGTCTTCATCTACCCGTTCCAATCTGTTGCATAGGGTTTCATTCAACTTACTTTGTGTAGCGATATAAGTATCTAGCCTTTCCATATAAATCGCTAGATCAATTGTCTCTGCAGTGGAAATTCTTGTGGGTTTACTCATTCTGGTAGGTGTCATGTTTATTTTTCTTCCGTCCAGGTATTGCTGCAGGGGGACGATTAGACCCAAATTTTGGAATCAATTTCTTTGGCTGACGACCTCTAGGCCAGATAATCTCTTCATCCTTAGGAATAGGCATGTCAGTCTCTGATTCCATCGAACCCCCCTTTTTAATACAAGTGATTGAGGGGGCGTAGAAAAACCTCTACACCCCCCCAACCAAATGTCTACTAGCTTGCGGCCAAGTCTGCAAT